TATAGCCTATCACAGCACTCATAGGACTGCCATTAAAATCCATTCCTATGTGCAGTGTGCGTAGTTCTGCTATGGGGAAGTCGTCTGTTTGCATATTTGCTTCATCAAATGCGTGATAGATAATTCCACTATAGTCTTGCCATTCGGCTAAGAACTCTTGTCTAAATTCTCGTTCATCTAGATCTCTTTTTGCGGCTTCTATTTCTTCAGCACTTACCCAACCACCGTCAATGGTTCGATAAGTGTGAGTGTTCCAATCTTGTTCAGCACCTGCTTTCACATATAAATCATACAGCCAACTGCCCTTACCTTTTGGTGTGCCTATGAATAGTGCATGTCCTTGTGTGTCTGCCAACATAGGTCTACATATGGTGCTCCACACATCTCTGTGTAGGTCTGCGGCTTCATCTAACACAATAAAATTATATTTTGATCCTCTAAGCACCTCTCTATTCTCTGCACTACGCACAAATATCTTTGAATCATTTTTGAGAGTAATTGTGAGTTCTGATTCATTTATTTTCTTTACCCAATTCACACTCAATAATCTGTCTTTTAATTCGCTCCATATGGTGTTTTTTGCCTGACCATATGTGCTGTATAGTGCTAAACATCTCTGCTTGGGCTTTATGGAATACTTTGCAAGTTCATTGATAGCCAGCATGGTCTTACCGAACCGACGGCCGGAAATACAGATTCTAAATCTGTGCGGATCATTGCTGACTACTTGTTGTGGTTTTGAAAGTTTGATTAGATATGTCTCCATGTTACACGCCTAACAATATTACTAATATTACTTGCGTCTACATTATATAACTCTGCAATTCTATATTGTGGCATTGTTTTAGATAATTTTCTAATGTTTATAATATCATTATCACATAATTTAGCATTTTGATTTTTAATACCTTGTTTCCATTCTCTAGAGCCAGTATGACCTTTACTGTTTGCTCTACCTTTTTTAACACAATCTATTCTATTATCTCTTGCTGTTCCCACAAACAAATGATTTGGATTTACACAACTAGGATTATCACATTTATGGCATACTAACTTGTTCTTTATATCTATACCATGTATGTATGCACTAAATCTGTGTGCTCTGTCCCCTACTAGGGGATTTCTATAGACACCATATCCATCATGATCTTTACATTTTTGCCATTCCCAACAGCCATCTGTCTTTTTGACTTTGGTCCAAAATCTATCTATGTATTTTTGTTCTATATTCATTCATCACTATCCCATGGATGTGGTTTAATACTGGTGCCTTTTGGTAACCAACATTCATTATCTGCGTTCCAAAACCTTTTGTGTGTTTGACTATACACTAGATTTGGTTCTGTGGCAGTTTTGGGTTTTTCTTTGATTTTGTTGAACATCTTTCTCACTGCATACGCTTCTGGATCCAATGCTTCTTCCAATTGTTCTTCTATATGGCGTTTGACTGCCTCAAAATCTTCAGTGTCATTGGTGTAAAATCTTGGTGATTTGCTCATTGTTCTTCAAACCATTCTGTATTTAAGGGTGTTATTCTGTTTCGTGCCATATCCACATATTTTTTGTCTATTTCAGTGCCGCAGAACTCTCTGCCTAACCTTTGACATACAGATGCCACCGTGCCTGAACCTGTAAAGGGATCAAATACCAAATCACCTGGTTGTGTGCTTAATAACACACATAGTTCTGCTAACTTTTCTGGGAAGGGTGCTGGATGTGGATTACGCATATCTGGATTTATATGCCATACATCTGTTCTGTATTCTTCTGGCATTTGTTCTTTATAAACATTGGGTTTACCTTTACAGAACCAGTATATGCGTTCTGTGGTATTGAATAGATATCTTTTGTCCATTGCTGTGGTGTTTTTACGCCACCATATGATTTCCTGATAGAACTGAGCATCTATATCTGTTAGCCATTCCATAGGATGATACCCTTTTCTTGCCCAGTATCTTATTTTGTGATTATAGAATATACTACCGCCTGGCTTTAGGATTCTGTAGCATTCGTTCAATACTGATATCTGCCATTGTCTGTATTCTGTTTCAGGCATATCGTCACCATAAGCATCATAATCCACATTACTGCCTTTCCAGATGTTTTCTGATGTTTTGACACCGCCTCTGAGTCCTTTCTTGTTGTATGGTGGGCTTGTGATTACGCAATCGTGACTATCGTCTTTGAGCTGTTTTAAGAATGTTAAACAATCGCTGTGTATAATCATTGTTTTTTCCAGATATATATTTTGTCTTGGCCTTTTTTGTTTTTGTTTTGACCCAATTGTTGTTTAAGGTTTTCTTCGATATCACACTCTGGTAGTCCATATTGTTTTGCTTGTTCATACATTATAGGTGATATGTTAAAACACACATGCCCAGATTTTTGTATATGTTTAACACATTTATTCCATAATGGCATAAAGAAATCTACATAGAAGGATTCCTTTGTTTTCCAGGGTGTCATATGTTCATATATTTCCATATTTACATAGGGTGGTGATGTTAAAACAAAATCATAATCTATATCAGCATAATTGTATTGTAAACAATCTCCCCATAGCATTTTACATCTGTCTGTTTCCAAATGAGCAATCATATTGTCATATGCTGGTTTCATTGATATGTTTGTGTCTATACCAGTATATTCTATACCTTGAGCCCAAGCACCCAGTAGTCTGCCTCCCCATCCTGCTGTGGGATCTAATACTTTAGTAGCACCGTATTTGTTATAGATATATCTTGCTGTTGATGCCTTAAACATAACTATACTGCCTTTGTTAATTCTGAAACATTCCCACACATTACTGGCTTCACTGGGACCTTTGCGATTTCTTACTTCAGTGTCTGCTAATAATTTTGCCCAAGCATCTTTATTATTATAAATGTCATATATTGTTTCACCATTTTCTCTGCGACATCGCATTAGGTTTTTGAATTGAAAGTGATACAAGAACGGATTACCATAAAAGGTGTTGGGATTGTTTCCAAAACCATTTGTGATTAATTTTCTGAGATCAGCGTCTAATTCTGCTGTAGTTAGACATTTATGATTTTCTATTGCTTCTATTGTTAATTTCATTGTTCTTCAAAGAACTCTTCTGGTAGTTTGTTGCCTGACAAATCTGTTTTGTGTTTCCAAGCATTTATGCGTGTGTTAGCAATCTCCACATAGTGTTCATCTAACTCACAGCCTGTAAAATCACAGCCTAACTCCACTGCCGCCATGCCTGTTGATCCTGAGCCTGTGAAAGGATCTAATACTGAACCACCCTGAGGTGTGACTAACTTGATGAGATATCTCATCAGGGCTACTGGCTTAACGGTAGGGTGGTTGTTTCCTAATGTTGCTTTGTTGTGTCCATAATCACTAATGTTGTTGCTAAAGAAATCTCCTGGGATACCGCGCTCAACTAAACCGGGATCTTTTTGTTTCTTATTGTTGCCTGTTCTTTGTTTTTCCACTCTTGCTTCATATCTTTCACCACACTTGCCATTTTCATCTTGTTCATACATACCACTTGGATTTGTGGGGATATGATCCAGTGTCTTCTTGCCCATATCTTTGTTGTGTTCTAATATCTTGTGTTTCAATCTTTGTAAATTTGTGCCTATGCTTGGATCCCATAGAGGATGATTCTTCACATCACCTTGACTATAGTTTGCTAAAGGATCTGGTGGTGCTTCAAACCCTGTATGTCTTTCAGCACGGCTTACTTTGGGACAATAGAAGAACTTTTGATAGCCTTCAACTTCACCTAACACATTAGAGGGGAATCTACCTTGTAGTTGTTCTAAATCAGTTGTATCTGTTTGCGGTATGTTAGTATATTCTTCGCCTGTTTTATTAGCAAAACTACCAAACACACTTGTCTTTTGATTTATTGTATTATGCTCTCTTGTGCTGGTTCTTATTCTTTCTTTGCGGAATGCTTCAATATTGTCTGTTTCAATCCTGGTGGCATCTATGTTAAGTGCTCCAACACCGTGAGTTAACACATTGTCTATGGTGCTACCCTTAAACGGTTTGCGTGCCATCACAATTGGTTCATGTGCTGGTTTGAGTGCTGTTTTCCAACCTTCCCATTGCTGTGCTTCTGGTGAGGTAGGAATTACTTCATTATTTTTTCCCATAACCATTGTTATTTCATTATCAGTTAAGATATCTGATTGTTTGCTGGCCCATTTATGTGGTTTTGTTTCTTCAACGCCTAGGCGTCTTTGTATGCTTTTGCCTATGTCTTGTGCTTTGGGGAATCCTGACGCATATAACCACATAAGTTGATCACGGATTTCAAATCCCACACCTTCTATGTTTGTTGCTAAATTGTGATAAGTTCTTGCCGCACTAAATGCTAACAAATAACCGCCGGGCTTTAATACTCTAAAACATTCTTCCCAAGTCTCTATTGCTCCAGTGTTCTTATCCCACTCTTTGGCTAAGAATTCTATACCATATGGTGGGTCTGTGACTATTGCGTCAAAGTGATTGTCTGGATAAGTCTTCAGTATATCTATGTTGTTGCCGTGGTGTATGGTGTGTGTCATATTAGTTCCTTGGTAAGTGTTGCCAACTGATGTTTCTGTGTATGTGTTCTATTGCGGTCACACTGCAATTCAGTATTTCTGCCAATCGTTTTTGTGTTATTTTGTGATGTTGTTCAATAACCCATAACACCTGTTTTTCTGTGAGGGTGGCATTTGGATTATCTTCACCAATCATTCTTGGTGGTTTAACATATCTGCCTTTGTTGATACA